GACAGGGGCCTGACACACAGGACAGGCCCCTGATATGGTGGTGAAGTTATTCATCTATATATTCTTCAACTACCTTATGCCTATGCCCTAATATATACCGCCTAGCTGCATCAATGGAAATAAAAGTTTGCAGAGGTTCTTGCCAAACAGGTATCCACCACCATTTATATTGGACACCATATCCACCATAATTATCATAGACAATTCTGTACTTAGTAGAGAACAATTTCTTTTTAAAGTTCATTTCATTCAATAGGCTCTATCATATTATAGTGCTCTAACTTCTTCATAGCTTTACTAAAGATCTCCCATTGTACTAGCTTATGTCCCTTCCTTTGCATTAGAATATTCTGAAGTGTCTTATAGTTAGTGCATACTATTCTCCGTTGTAAGAACCCACAAGGAAGTTTCTTCTTTAAGATTTCTATAGGGATGTTACCATCAATGCAACTATTTAGATGTGCAAGATAAGCTACATCAATACCATCCTCAAAGTCTTTCTTAGTTAACTTCCTCCTCTTCAAGGTATGCATAGTGGATTCAGATTGCTTAGATGTCCCAACTCTGTAAGTGTCGAACTCTGCCCAAAAATCTAGAGGCGCTCTAATATCTATCCACACCATCATACTCTCTAGGAACTTATTGTGACCTCCACCTTTATGTGACAATCGTTCTGCTACAAGGGGCATGATCTCTGCTTTCTTACCGTAGGATAATGAGAGACCTAATAGGGCCTCTTCATATCCAGCTTCTCTTAAAATAGAAACTTCCATTAAAGCCCTCCAGTGATATATTTAAACATCACAAGAAACATACCAGTGCTAAAGATAACTCCTATAAACATTAATACATACAAGATTACTTTTAGAAATAGTTTCATTGTTCTTTATAAAGGTAATGGTTCCACCAGTAGACGTACTGGCAAGTGTCTTCCATGTCATCCATTAGGGTATCTTTATTCTCCTTGAGGAATACCTCATGCTTTAAATAGTAAGATGATCCGCTCTGGCATAGTATAGAATCCTTTACTACATCCTTGACTACGTATATAGATACTCCATTGTATCCTAGAGCACCCATTAGTTATCTTTTTTCTAGACAGTACCCTGCTACCACCTCAACACTCTCAATGTTGTCTGCTCTTAGTGCCTGTAGGAAATCATTAAGTCCTTCTAGTGTTGGAAACTTCTGTGAATACTTACGGCTTGGTTCTTTCTCTACCCAGATCAAATAGTAACTTGGATTCATATATCTCCTTCTTAGTTTCCCATAGGAATCATACGTGGTACACCATCTAAGATCATACAACAGCCCCTGATAGGTCTCCCTAACTGTGTACGATTATAAGCAAATGATGGACCTTCGTCTGATATTAGACAACCAGTATCAACACCCCATAGAGTTCTACTACCGTTATTAAAAGCAGTGCAACCAAACTTAGTGTGACTGTGACCCAAGCATACATTCTTGTTGAGAATCTTCGAAGCACTAGCAGCACCTCCGCTAACAGTGTGTCGAAATAGCCAATTACTTCTGTTGGAATCTACAGTGAGACTAAGTTCTGTCTTAATCCTCCACCCTTCAGGTGCTCCTATCACATCTAGATATTTAACTAGAAACTCTCTCGGAACTCCAGCAATCCTCGAAGCCTTATAAGCTCTGTCGTCGTGATTGCTAGACAGTATCTCCATATTGGGGACTATAGATGCTAACTCTTGTACGAACTTCCTACCCTTCTTCAGCTCGTCTGTCCATGTGTCCTTATGTTCTATACTTTTGGGATATGAACTAACTGAGTAGATGTCTAAAATGTCCCCTCCGTGTATTACCCGATCCGGTGAGAACTTATTGGCAATATCAGATATAAAATCTAAAGTATCTTTGTGATGATATGGGGCATGTGTATCTGATATAATAAGTACTCGATCATTACTGTGGCGTTTCAATCAGTTAGACTCCTTATAGTGGTTAAGATACTCTTCTATTCTCTTTAGGATTTCGGGATCGTTCTCTACAGTTCCTACAAGACTATTGCATCTTGCACACAGGAGTCCTCTTACAACCCCTGTGTCATGATCGTGATCTACATGATAACTCTTTGAAGAGTTGACATCAACTAGAGTTTTTTCGCATAAAGCGCAGCATCCTAGCTGATTGTTCATCTTATCCATTAGGGTAGATGGATCGATGTTGTACTTTACTCGAAGGTCTAAGAGGCGTCTCTTTTCAGGATGTGCTCTATTATACTTGTTTATCCTTTCCTTAACACGAGGATCATTCTTATATCTTTCCTTAGCTCTTTCCTTCTCATAGTCGGGGTTAAGGTCGTGGAATTTTTTCATTTGAGCTTTATATCTCTCTGGATTGGCAAGTCTCCAAGCCTTTGAGTATGCTCTCTGACACGCTCTACACCTTCCAGAAAGAACCTTTGTCCCGTCTCCTCTTACATGGTGTACGCTAAAGAACTCTGTTGTAGCCTCCATCTCTTCTTCGCATGTCGTGCATTTCTTCACTCTTATCTCCCATAGAATTTATTCTTATACTCCCTGACAGCACCTACGTCCCACTCCCCTCGTAGTATCTGTCTGGGTATAGTAGTTGGAGTTAGATAAAGTATGTCACTCTTCATGCACCACTCAGCTAGAGTCATATAGGTTCCATCCTTTCTCTGCTTACATTGAGTATATGCACGCTTAGTTGGATCACTGAATAGGAACACTAGTTCCTTATCTGGATTGTCTCTGATGACAGCTAAATATTTCTGAGCGTCTGCAAACCCCTTGATAAAGAACCCCTTACACTCAACTAGGACATCCCTCTGGTTTGGATGCACGAAGTCAGGCACGTAGCTATGAGGGACCGTATAGTTTACTATAGCTTCTTTAGGTTCATAGATAAACTCTTCTAGAACCTTAGCCACCACTACCTCTAGTGTACTTTTATATGGATGAATACTAGGTTTCTTCTTCTTAGTATATGGCAATCTCTTACGCCTCCTCAATATAATGCCTCCAGTAAGCTTCCCTCTTCTGTAAGATCCAAAGTAACTCACAGTTTTCTCTCATAAATTGTTTCCAGTAGGAACCAAATCTTAATTGATATTCATGCTTTACTAGATCAAACATATCGAACTCATCCCTCACAGAATTGACAGCCTTCACACAGGCACTCTTAGGTCCTATCCCATACAGTCCTAAGATGTTATCCGTTGGATCACCTGTCAGCACCTGTGAGTAGAAGGACCTATTAGCCTCTACTTCAGTGATCCACTTACAGGTTTTCTTTACCCAGTTATAATGCATACCAGGAATACAATTAAGATCCTTATCTAACGTAGCAATGATAGTTTTCTCAGGATCATGATCTAAACCAATAGCATCATCAGCCTCTATACCACTAGATATACTAGCATTGTATACTTCTACTAGGAACTGTCTGACATTATCATAGTGGAATGGTCTCTCAATGGTAGATCTATTCCCCTTGTAGGGTAAGATAGATGCTGTCTGATACCTGAAGTTACTAGCACCTGACAGGTATACTTGGTAAGGAGAATCTATAGGGTCTGTAATACCTTCAATGTAGGACATGACAGATTTCCTACAGGATTCCCATGGTTCAGGAACCTTACTGAAGATAACAGAATCCTCATTGGTTCCATCTTGCTTTAAGACTTCATTAAGTTCTGTTTTAGATGTGTAGATAGATCCCTTATAGGACCATTGGTTTCCCTCGCAGGAACCTGCTACCGCATAGACTATTATGTCTCCATCTATTAGGGCTTTCATTCTTCTATTTTATAAAACAGTAACCAAATAATAAAAGCAATATCAATTGCTATAGATAATGTGAGTAATGGAATGCTGTCAGTCAGTCCTCCCCTGTGTGAAATAAGTGTCGATACTGATCCAATAAAATATCCTGTTAGAGTATAACCCTTGCTTTTTGTTATANCANTCANGNCTTCACTATTTCCTCATAGAACTTACAGCACCTAAAGGCAGCTTCAATATCTGTGAACTTNTATCTCCTGTCTGGAGAAACCCATTGTCTATTCTCCCTGAACCACCCCCTCTGCTTAATATANTTGAAGCACCTTACATACGTAGATTCAAAGCCTTCTAGTTCAGATACATCCAATAGTTTTACCTCTCCCGGTTCTTCTTTAAACCACCAGTTATGACTGTGAGACCACTTGGATCTCACAGCCCTTCTAGATCTACTAGTACTCATCTTCCACTAAGGATTCTTCCTTCTCCTTCTTTGGTAAAGCTACAGCTTCGAATTCTTCTCCATCAGGAGCACTTCCTGTTCCATCACCATAAGGAATCAGGTTGAGTACTTGCACAGCCTGGAAGTCTGCACTGGTACCAGTACCAAAAGAGTTCTTCCATTCATATACTTTAAATTGAACTATAACGTCAGAACCATTGCCAATGATAGCATCCAGTGGTTCTCTATTTGCATCAACTACTTTAGGTTTTGGATTAGGCTCTCCAGTTTTCTTATTAGTTGCCCCTCTCTTGAATTTATATTCAAAGACACCTTCATCATTACGCCTAACCTTTAACCCTACAGCCTTTAGTTTCTTTGCTTCCTCATCATCCATCTGAACAGAGATACGATAGACTGGTTCAAATTTAACATCAGGGGTATTAGTGAAAGCCCAGAAAGATTTCCCTTTTACTAGCATATTATTTATTCTCCTTAGTAAGTTTTTCTTCTAATTGTTTTAGTAGTTTATTACGGGTAGTGCGTGTTGTTGTAACTCCCTTGTGGAACTCTTTAGCTATAGGCTTTATCCCTCCATCTCCTATGATAGTTCTCCAATAGATTGCTTTCTCATACTCACCTTCAGGTTCTAAAGAATCCACTAGATCATACAGTTCTCCTTCATCTTTACGTTCTTCTTTAGTGTCGGCTATATTACTGTATTCCTCTATATGTACCTCATGGTACTCTACTACTGCTAATCTTTGTATCTCACTGTATAACTCTCCTCTCATCCTTGCAGATGCATAAGTTTTAAACTGAACTCCCCTTGTAGGATCAAACTTTCTTTCAGCTTCTGTTAGGGCTAGAGCAGCTACACCAATTAGATCATCCTTGTGTGCTCTATACTTTGAATACTTCTTGATCTTCAAGAGTGAGTTAACAACTACCATTACTAAACCCCAATGAGACTCTACTAGTGTCAACTTAGTACCTCTCGTGCTTTAATTACTTTTAGAGCACATAGAGATAACTGTTTCTCTAGGTGCTCTAGTCGAGCTAATAGGGGCTGAAGGTCTTCATGCTTTACCCAGTCTCCTGTCTCATCTTCGTCTACTTGCATCCACATCTCTAGATAAGAATCTTCATGTTCATTTTGTGGACGTATGGTATATCTTTTTATAGTGAAATCTTTTAGATTAATATCCATTTAGGTCTCCTTATAACCTTTCATCCTACAGGTTCCTACATTCTTATAGGCTGCATCCCCAAATTTCGTACACCAAACATCGTACTTACTATGTCTAAGTGCAGATCCTTTAGGGTGTCCAGCCTTGTGAAAATGCTTACAGCCTTTACAATATTTAGGTTGTTTCATTAGTGTGTATCTTTTAATATCCATCTACCACCTCTTCATATAGAGTAACATCTCTTTCAGGATACTGACAGTATTCTACTAGCCTTAGATCTCTATCATTAATCCACTTCATTGCCTTCTCTCTTGTAGAGAAATACAACTCTACATTCCTACAGTGTCCCCAAGGACATTCACTTTCTGATTCCCATGTTTGAACTACATATATTTTATTCATAATATTAATGACAATCTGCCCATGTTTGACCACATTTGCATTCAGCTTCTACAGGAACCTTTAGATCATAATAGATTCCTGCATCCCTTGCAGATTCTACCAGCACCTTACACGTATCCTCTACATCCACATCTANTGTACGGAACTGGTATTCATCATGCATCGCAATGATCTGTGTAGCATCTAGTCCCATCTTNTGTATCCTCTCATTNGCTATNAGNCCCCANCGCTTGAAGATGATAGCAGCTGAAGATTGAACCAAGGTGTTAAGTAATTTATGTCTCCCTCTTATAGATAGCTTTCTTCCATCTAAACCTACAAGATACTTATTCTTTTTATAGTATCTCTCTAGGGATTCTATTAGATTCTTTAGGCCAGGGTTGGCTTCCCAGAACACTGCCATTCTAGCTTCTGATTCTTCTAATGTACACCCTAGAGTAATAGCAAGTTTTCTAGCAGATGCTCCAAATAAAAACGAGTATAGCCAAACCTTCGCAGTATTTCTACTGCACCCTAATAGATCCGCATTGTACTGATGAGAATCCTCGACAGAGTTGAGATGATTCCAATAGGCTCCTCCATCAAACTGAGATACAAAGTGACATAGAATCCTATTCTCTATTGCTGCTAGGTCACACCCTACCATCTTATAAGGAGGGAGACAGGTGAATAAAGATCTCATCTCCTTACCTAAGATGATCTTAGGATCTGGCTTTGGAATATTCACACTTTATATTCATTCAAGGTCGCTAATCTTGAACCGTTTTTGGAAAAACTTAATGAAGTATTTTTGCGCTGTTCTGTAATCTACACTAATATTGTCCGATGCACTACTAAAATCTCCACCATTTAGAAGACACTTTGCTACCTCCAGCCCTATCTCTTCTATTCTTCTACCTGTTCTTGCTTGTTGAGATAGGTTTTCAAAATCAATTTCTTGAACAACTTTATCCACAGAGGCCACATGTAATCCTAGAAACTCCCCTATTACCTCATGTGAATAATTTTTGAAAGCCATTAACTCTATTTCTTTTTTGTATCTAAATGGTTCTTCTTTTAAGATTTTAAATAGAGCATCGTTGTTATACCACCTAGATGCCAAGTGCCTTTCACATCCTAAAGTCCTACAAATCTCATAAAAACTACAACCACTTTTTCTAGCCCCTGCTACATATAAATACAGATCATAGCAATGGACAAACCCGAGCTTTTTTGCTGTTAGATTTCTCTTAGAGATACTACTTCTACTCTTAGCTAGAGTTTTCAAATCTTCGCCAATCTCATTGACTATTTTATAAGGATTAGACTTGTAAGAATGGAGTGTATTATTTGTAAGATTATAAAACTTTTCAGAATTTGCAGCATCGAGTTGCTCTAACCATTCTTGCTCTCTTATCCTTACTTCTTCTGGGACATTTACTTTTTCTAAAAGATGGGCAGTAAAAATATGACCAGAGATTCTATCCTCTTTCATAATAGGAGAAGAGCTACTACCCTCGTAGATTTTATTAGCCTTATTACTTAAGATAACTTGTCTACCATCTAAAGAAATAAGTTGGCATTCTTTTTTTGATCCTATATAAATTCTAGGATAAGAGGTCTTACTTAAATTTTCCAGCGCATAAACAATATTCATTAAATCTCTCCTTTAACTGCTCACACTTTCATGTGAGAATGGACTATATCTTAGCAAGTTTCCCTGCTCTCCCCGTTTCCACCCGCTTGGGTGTACGTCTTTCGACTAGTCTCTGAACCTTCCTATTTCTAGGCTTGGCTGCTGATTGCCCAATCTTAAACTTCTCTCTACTTGTATATATACCTATAAGGGTATTACAAAAGCAGAAAAATGTTTAAGCTCTAAGGGTATTCCAGCAATTAAAGGAGTTTAAAGACAACCAATTTCTAAATCGTCCGGTGGGCTGTCCTACCAGTAGGTGTAGCGCAAGTGATACCTGCTGCTGGTATACGCCCATCATCCCTTACATATGCTAGTAGGCCCTTGTTCTCTGGGTCCTTATAGTTCTCTATCTGCCTCCTACGATGTACAAGTACAGCCCTTCTAGCCAATAGGATTCCAGTATCATCTTTTATACTACCAAATGAATCTTCTGTCAACTTAGGGCTAGTAGGCTCTCTAGTTTCCTTATTGATATTATACTGTGTAGGTATCCAACCAACACTTAGTAGATAATCTTTAACTTGCTGAGATGAATTTAGATTTATATCTTGGAACTCTATGCGGGTGAATGGACCTTTAATGTTCACACTGGTTTGACCTTTAGTTTTACCATCACATCAAACGGTGGAGAGGTAATATACCAACAAGATCTTCCTAGAGATCCTATTATACTTCTATCAGTATCCCACAGTGAATATAGGATTTTCCTTTCAGTGTGGGTACCTGTTCCCCATCCTTCATACTTCTTTCTTTGAATGTAGAAGTCTCTCATAAAATCCTCTTAACTATAAGTTTCTTAGCAGCATGTATATAGATACCTAATACGTCCCATTCAGTTGTACCTATAGGTCTGAGCCAATCTGTATGCACATCATAAAAGAAAATACACCTTGAATATCTTTCCTTCTCGTAGTCAGTGTTGTAACTATTTACTTCTATAGGAGATGGCATATAGAATTCTCTCATGGGACTCTTTTAACCTTTAGCCTCTTTACTAAATAGCAATCTAAAAAAGATTCTCCAGCATATAGTCTATCAATACGTCTACTATATCTTACGATAGTCTCTAGCTCTCGTCCACTAGTCTCTCTAAAATAATCTTTTTGTGGAGTTAGCAACCAAAAGGGTCTCATGGTGTATATGTTATCTCCTTTATCCCTGCCAGCCTTATAGCAATCTCACACACCTTACAGGGCTTAGAGCATACTGGCCTACCTTGTTTATCATAACGTTCAACTACAATCCTATAGGGTTTCTTACCTTTGCAGCGTATGATAGCAGCTATCTCTGCGTGCAGATAGATCTTATCAGGTTGTTCTGCAAGAGATGCTAATCGCTTCTGTAGGGGATGAGTCTTAGTGTAACTATTGTACCCTCTAGCCAGTAGGTTTCCTTTCTTATCATAGATAGTTGCTACTACATCAACCTTTGGGTTGCTCATAGTACTCTCTTTATCTTTAGCTTTCTACACCTACGATAAGACATTTGACTATGCACTAATTTACCATAGGTTTTTGAGAAATCTACATCATTATGAGGATGAGATATTCCTATAGATCTTATAAGGCAGAAGTTTTCTTCACATGAAAAGTTATATCCTAAATAGAATTCCATTCAGATACCTGCTTAGTATAGGTTCCATCTTTCTTAAAAGGTTTCGTTACCGTAGCACCCACTTGCTTTACCCTCTTAGGTATTCTTGATTGTAACTCTTGATCTAATGATTCTACTTCAGAATCAATTTGAACCAGTAGTCTGTTTGCTAACTCAAGGTCAAAGTCTACACCTGCAAGCTCCTGCCTTGCTTGATAAAGCGCAAACTCTTGCTCCAACTCTAGTGCCTTTAGCCATGACCAATCCCTACAGAATCTATTGACTAAGGATTCATATAGGATCTTATTGATCTCACAGTCTTCTGAGCACCTATGTAACATAGCCTCAGAGAACTGTGACCAATCTTCATGCTCTGGTTTCTTCCTTCCAAACTCTTCACCGTATGATTCTAAGCTATGACCTACAGTCCTATCAGGGTTAAATAACTTAGACATAATATATGTATCTCTTATTCCCTTGTACGAAAAATGTGGATAGAATTTCTGTAGGGCTGGGATATCATACCCTGTTATATTATGACCTATAATTAGATCGTAAGTTTGAAGAAACTCTACACCATCTTTCAGTGTGTCTTCAAAGAACTTATATCTTTTATCTGTTTCTAAATCTATAGCACAGATACACCACAGTTTAGATACAGAATACAGTAATCCATTAGCCTCTAAGTCAAATACTATTCTAGATTTCATGTTTGATTCTTAACCTCTTGATAACTTCAAAAGGTGGAGAATCTAGATACCAAAGAATTTCTTCACCATCCTCCTTATTTTTAACCATATTCCCTGTACCAAACAATATTACCCTAGAACACTCTGGTGGAATACAATAAGACCAATCCAATAAGTAGAACCTCATAGCACCCTCTTAACTACTAATGGTTTTACTCTCTTTATTACACAATAGCTACCATAAAAAGGATAATTATATGGAGTAAGCACGAGATTCTTTTGAAGTAGAGACCAGTAGTACTCTTCTGATATTGATTTTACATATATAGACCCTATCCACCAGTGTTTATTAGCTCCAACAAACGGAGCAGTACAATAACTTGAATCTTCACACAAGTAGAACCTCATTAGAATTCCTCTCCAAACTCTTCCTCAAGTTTGCCTGTAAGTGGGTTGTACTTTAAGTGTACATATCCAGTGTTACCACCTAATCTATCCTTGATTACTACTAGCTTCACTTTGTTTCTATCATCAGGATTCTCTGCTAGTTGATCCCTCACTAGACCCCACAGTGCAGTAGAATACTTCCATTGTGCCCTACTCCCTGAGAACTGTGAGCCATATACTTCACCTCCAGCACCATGATCCTTCCCTGATTGAGGGTTATTGAGATGATTCACGATGAAGAAGGTTAATCTCTGCTCCATCCTAAACTTTCTAATAGCCCTATAGATTCTACCAAGTTCTGTGTTAGCATCTGATGGAGACAAGTGCTCCACTAGCGCAGAGATGGGATCAATGAAGAAGAACTTGATTCCTTTACTAGCAAAGTATCTGACCTGTGATTCAACTTCATTCCAATCCTCAGAGAAGCCATCGTAGAATTCTGCCTTCCCCTCAAGTAATTCACCAGCCCTTCTAGCTTCTTCAAGATCATACTGGCAGTCGGGCTTATGGATAGGCTTATTAATCATTGTACCTATTAGATGATTCAATGCTCCTTCAGCCTTCTCTTCAAGGTTAAAGATAGCCAATCTCTCATGGTGCTGAAACATTAAATGTTGCTGGATCTGGTAGACTAGCGTGGTCTTTCCGCACCCAGGACCACCACCAATAGAAATAGTTTCACCTTCCTTCTTCAACCCATAGGACATTTGAGTTAACTTCTGGAATGGATAAGATAATCCCCAAGGTCTAGGTGCTATAGCCCTGTCAAGAATGTCAGATACAGATACGATATTGACAGGTCTGTATTCCCTGGCATTGAAGTAAGCATTGATGAACTCTTTCTCTTTACCTTTAATTCTCATGTCAGATATATCTTTCTCTGACAGGACCAAGACACGTGCCCTATCACCAACTATAGGGGCTATAGAAGACAATGCTTTTCTACCAGCATCATCCATGTCAGTCCCTATAATAACCTCATCGAACCCTTTCAGGAACTCAAGGTTCTCTGTTACTGTTGCAGTACCTGACTCGCCCCTAGGTAATCCTACTATGCAAGGGGTAATCTCAGGGTACTTTTCTAGCAACATCTCATAGGCTGCCATAGTATCCTCTTCTCCTGCACAGATGAGAATACGCTTACCATTCTTAGGGCATACAGGTTGACCAAAGAAGTCAGGCACTAGTCCTTTCGCTTCTGGCTTATGGAGAGTTATAAACCTCTTAGGTAGTGTACGCTGTTTGTATCCTATGAACTTTCCATTAGATGTCTCAGGATAAAAGACAGCTACAGGGGATGCAGTATCCTGTGATAGTTCTGTCCTAACTTTGAAGTATTCATGAGTCTTCTTTGATATCCTCCTGTCCACACTACCGTAACATGGTAGGTGCTTTACATCTTCTAGCTGCAATGGCATTGATCCCTCCGAATATTCTTCACCGTCCCTTTCAAAATAGGGCTTATGGAAAGACTTAAAGCAGCCCCAAGTAACCCCATCAGACATTAAAAACAAGTGGTCACCTGTCTTGTCTCTACCTACCTCCCTGCATTTGGAGCAGGGTCTATTGGTCATAAGACCCTCTTAATGACCAATTGCTTTAATAGTGGTATTCTAGATCTAACAGGATAATGACCACCAGTTCGTCCATTGTATGCTTCATTCCTATCAAACCTTGCAATATAAATGTCTCCTACCCTCATGAAATAATACTCATCAGATCCTTTTATTCTCAAATAGTACCTATTGTTCACATCATATACCCACAGTCATAACGATAATCTCTAGTACCATATAGGGCCTTACGTTCTGCATTCACTTGTGCTAGGTAAGCCTCAGTAGATACTAATGTAAGGCTCTGAGTTAACTCTACGTTATTTCTCTTGCACTGTTGGCATATAAAGACAAACTCAGAGGGGCTCTCAGGGTCTTTGTAAATATCAAGCCACTTAATAGATCTCTGAGAGGTACACATGTCGCATTCTTCTACAGTCTGTTGATCATACTCCCACCAGTTCTGTCTAGACTTTCCCCTATAGGTTCCTGCATATACTACAGGGGTTCTAGGTTTATAACTCTCATTAGAGTACCAGCAATCATTATCCCATACCCCTTTGTTCTCATTGAAGATTGTTACATCTCCATTGATATCCATCATGATCAGCTTTGACCCTCCGATAAAGCTTTCTACGAGGGTCTGTATTCCTTCATTATACTGCCACCCTTTAGGTAGTTTCTTCAGTACCTTATCATTGAACAGTTGGGTGTCTGATTTACGCTTATCAGTTCCAACTCCACTTATAATACCATTATGAATAAATGTCAACTCTTTGTTTACAAAGAATGGATGACAGTTGTAAGTTGTCTTCTCACCATGAGTACCTATACGGAAGTGTATCAAGAAGGGGCTATTAGGGGCTAAATCAATAGCCTTGCTATATGCCCTCCAGAAGTCATCAAACTTCATGTACTTCTTGATCTTCATCCTACTAATTCCCATATAGTCTGTATTAATATATGAGAATCCTGCCCCATCAGGGTTGTTGACAAAGCAGGTTTTCAGGGTTTCTTTAGTGATACTTTTCTCAGCAGGTTTGTAGATAGCAATGCACATATTATAAGATCCTTTTTATAATTAGGAAACTACTTGTATTTCTATTAGCTCTAGTAGTTTTGTCATACTCGAAGCACTTTCTACAGGAGAGAAGAACACCAGATTCTCTATATCTGTAATGATTTAATACTATCCCATAGGTGTCTACATCTCTATTTATTCTCTCTCCAGAATGACTATGCGAACAGCACTCAGTGCAACTCATAGGTTTTTACAATATCTCCGGCATAAGGATAAACTTTCTGGTTTGAAGTTACATATTTGATAAAAGAACCAACATCCTTTGCCTTAGAGATTGCTGTTCCACGCATGTAAGTGATTAGTGCATGAAGAAACTCAACTCTACCTCGAAGCTGATCTTCTGAGGTACATCCTGCAAACAACCGGAATTCCACAGTATCTCTATTCTGCAGATTAACTGCTTGGTGCCTTTCAGTATCTCTAAACTTCTTAGCCCTAACAATCTCAGAGGAAGATTTACCAGAGAAGGACTTGCAATAGTTATTAAAAGTTCTTCCGGCAACATACTGAGAAAAGTCCCTATTTTCCAACAGGAAGTTACAGACCTTGTAGAGATGAACATCTGAAAGGAATGCTCCACGCCCTACATGGATATGTAACCCACAGGTTGCACTACCCTTTATACCCTCAGAGAACATACCACCTAAGGGCAATTGATTAAAGAAAGCAAGGGACATAGGCTGGGAGACTATCTCATAACCATTCCCCTCAATAGTGGAGTCACTCTTGGCTACTACAACAGTAGGATCATAAAAGGAATACAGTATCTTCAACCCTGCTTCCATTTTAGATTTACTACTCTTATAGGATACCTCATTCTCGAATCCAAAGAGGATATCTGTAGTCTTATCATTATCTAAAGTATTAAACCATTTCCTGGGCTTAAAACTGTAGTTGTAAATCTTAGAATAATGACAGACCCTACAGTTACCTGAATCATCTCTTACTCTACCACACTCACTACAGGTATTCTCAGTGTAGCACATCTTGCACTGTACACACACGCTGTCATTACTGAGTTTCCCACAGTGCTTACACTCTTTAGCATCTTTACACATATTACAAACTGTGTAGTTCTTCTTAAGTTTACCCCTTATAGTATGAGTTTTAAGCTGTGTGTAAGAACCGCAACAGTCACATCTTTCAAGCTCTTTATTCCTGCAGGAGCCACACGAAAGCCTGCGTGTATTATCTACAAAATAACTTTCTACATTAGGTTTCTTTTCCCCACAGAAGCTACAAGTATAAAACCCGCTATAGCAATTCTGACAATACTTCTCAGATGTATAAGAGCCTGATAGGCTATAATTCCTTCCACAATGCTGACACTCACACACCTTGTAGGTCTTAAAGTGTGGAGACCTTTTATCATAGCACCCTATACAAACCATCTCCCCGTACTTACGGAAGATACCAGCTTTCCTCATACCTAGTAGGGAGGATTTCTGGATAGCTTCATCTTTCTTATGATACGAGTTGCAACTCTTGCAGAAGAAGTATTCCCTCTCAAAGCATTTCTTACATATCTTACTACCATTAGCCTCTACAAGCTGATCCCCAACAACCTTTGAACTACAGCACTCGCAAACAGTCAAATTAGAGATACAACTAGAGCAATAGTGCTCTCCATTCCCCGTATGAGTAGTATGATCCATGTGGAATGGATACTGACAACCACTACAAATCTTAATACGAGCCAAACAGCTCTCACAGTAAGGGCCAATCTCAATCTCAGGATACTCTTCTTGACACAACACTACACGAAAGTCAGGATCAGTAATACTCTCACCGCACATCTTGCACAGGCACTCAGTTGGCATAATAGATCTCCTAGTTAATGGTGAAACCGTTTGCACGGTTAGTTTTTTACGGTTGAACCATGAAAAAGCTACATGACTACCCAGGTCCAGTTAAAAAAGAAACATTTAATACACTATCTCTTATAAAACCTATCCTCTGATTATGACCAAAGGACTGCCTATAGATTCCTTTTGTAACAAAGAATGACTCTATCACATGATATACCCTCTTCTAGGCCCTACAAGACCCCTACATTGCATTTTCTACAAGCACTATGTAGGGTAACTCGTTTTAACCTTAAAATGGATTGTAGGCACCTTATAGGCTCTTCTTGATTATCAGCTCCTTCCTATGGTGCTTTATTAGATTCTCACTTAGATGATTATTTGCAATATATCTCGGTGTGACATAGTTAAACGACATACACCCAAAATTCCCTCTTACATTGTCAGACCATAAAATACTATTGCACCACTTTTCACTTAGAGTTACATTAAGATAGAAGCTCTTCACTGTTTACCAGTTTCCTCAGAATAGCATCCCTATAGGCCATGAGAGTAGTTCCTTCAAGTCCTGGTGCTGTGTTGACCTCAAAAAAGTAGAAGTTACCAAGATGATCCATACCGAAATCTACAGCACCAAATTGTAGACCAATAGCCTCTACAACATCTTCTGCAAATGTTGGTATAGATAACATTGGAGACTCTACTACACTAAAGATCCAACCATTCTCAAGGTTTCTTACCTCTGGATCTTGTTGGATTCCTCTTTCCTCTAGGGTTTCTTGACTCATTCTTTTCTTCTGAGTTACAAGAATACAATCTTCATCGAATACATGTGCTCTGTACTCATAACATACAGGAGCTTGAACAGTGTACAGGGCTGCATCTACAAGCTCATCAACACTAGAGGCCACTACAATACCAGAGCCTTGAGACCCTGTCAAGTCTGTACGGCAATAGACCTTGCAACCATGCTGCAAGTACCTCTTTGCAATAGATTTATTATCAGTCCATATTGTATTACTTATTACATTATCTTCATGTAATATCTGAAAGTTTTCACTTAATTTCTTAAAGGTCTCCAACTTGTTCCTAGCAACACCTACTGCACTAGGACTATTGAAGATAGTTCCTCTAACAATAGCTCTAGGGCTACAGGTTCCCCAGTTGAAGATAAAGTGATCTTCAGAGCCCCTATAGGTGCTACCGACCTTCTTTACCCTTTTGATGTCCTCTACACCAGCTTCACGTAGAGATGCGATAAGATCATTTAACGACTCGGAAGGTCCGTGGG